TTCGGATTACGGCCCATCATCCACGCCGGGAACAAATACGACGCAAATTCCGACTTCGTGTGACGAGGGGCCATGTTGATAATGACCCTCTTCAACTCACCACGGGCCACGCGTTCTAACTTTTCAGCAATGATTTTGTGATGACGGCCCGCGATAAAATCAGGCCAAACTGTTTTCACGAAAGTTAAAAAATCATTTTGGCACTTCTCGTTCTTTTCGAGCTGCGCTAACCGAAGCTCAAGTTTAAGTTTTTTCTCTTCTAACGCCGCATTTTGCGCTACACTCATCGGGGCCCCCGGCTAACTTTTCATACGCAGTTTTCGATGTTTCACGTGAAACATTTTAGGTGTGTTCCACGTGGAACATAGCATGTAATATATGCGATTTTAACAGCAAATATAAGACAGTTAAAGCCAATACGAAAAAATATGTAAATATTTGCGAGAAACATGGCCCTAGCCCCGGTACGGAGAGCCCGGGGGCCACGCGGCGCGGCGCGACGCCGAAAAGCCGGGAACCGCGGTTTGACCCGATAGGCCGGGGCCCCTTGCCCGTTTGCCGGGGCGACGCGATCCGCCCAGGGCGATGCCGGGGCGACGCGATCCGCCCAGGGCGACGCGATCCGCGATCCGGGCGGCTGGTCCACCGGTTAACTGCCACCGGCTGGGCTTCCGACTTGTCCCGATCCGCTACCCGCTACGCCCGATCCGCGGCCACCGGCCCGCGGTTAACTGCCACCAGCCACCGGTTAACTGCCACCGGCCACCAGCCACCAGCCACCGGCCACCAGCTGGGCGCCCGATCCGCGGCCACCGGCCACCGGCCAACGATCCGCGGTTAACTGCCACCGGCCACCGGCCACCGGCCACCGGCGCGCGGCGGGCGGGCCGGTAGGTTTGGGACGCGGCCCGCGGGGCAGGGCCCGGCTTAATTAACTACGAATTACGGCATAAAAAAAAGCCCGCAGGAGGCGGGCTTTAGGTGGTTGGGTTGGGTTGGGGTTTAAATGCGATCCGCACCCGTCCCCCAGCATAGCGGGCATTTCTGCCGGTCCTCGGCTGGAATATGTCGGGCGTAATTATTGCCCAGCATCGGGGCACCACAACGCGTCACGGGGGCGCTAGGGTCGGAAAGGTGCCATTGGCCCAAAGCTTTCACCCAGTCGCAGGCCTCGTCGCGCTGGGGTCTGTTCCGCCATTCGTGTAGCAGTTGGTTGAGCGTTAAAACTATTTGGCGGATGCTATTAATCTCGCTTGACATTTGGTTAATGTTCCATTCCAGCCGCTCTATATAGTCGGTCAGGTTTTTGATGTCCTGCGCGGCAATGCGGATGTCGCGGGCGGTTTCGCTGTCTCCCAAGTCGTCGGAAAGTTTAATCAAAAATTCGTGGTCGGTGTTAAGTTCAATCATGGTATGGTCTCCGTAGTTGTTAAAAGTTGCGACGGGTTGCCCCCCGTCGAATGCGATTATATGCGATAACTTTTAAAAAAGTAAAGTTAAAAAAGAAAAGGCCGCCCGAAGGCGGCCCAGTGTCCAGCGGTCGCGCTGGGTTTAATCAAAACGGGCGATTTTAAAGGGCCCGTCCAGCCCGTCGCGGATCGCGGTTATCCCATAGTCATAGACATAGCAGAAAAAGCGCCCGTCAAATCCAAAGCGGGCCAGCGGGGCCATGTCTGGATCGTCCGCGAATTCGCTGTGATATGTCCCGTCGACGTCGACCGATCCGCCGAAGGGATAGCAAAAGCCGCCCATTTGATATTCGGCGTCCATGCCGTCCGCGATAGCGTCCAGCGTTGTGACGCCGTCGCTATTGCTCGACATAATGCAAGCCGTATAAAAAAAGTCGGGGATGATCCCGCAAGCTTCGATGATGTCGGCGGGGCGGGCCGCTCCAATGCGACGATCCGCGGCAGGGTTTAAGACACGGTCCAGCATAGAGTCGCTGGGGCGAATGTTTATAACGTGAATGTTTGCCATTTTGTGGCCTCCGTAGGTTAAGGGTTGCCAGCCTTGCCCGGCTGGTATCTGGGATTATATGCGATAACTTTTTAAAAAGTAAAGCTAAAAAAAAAGGCCGCCCGAAGGCGGCCAGTTCTGCAGCGTCGCGGCGCTGGGTTTTATGCTGCGACCTTGTCCAGCAATGCCCCCGCCTTGCGCTCCATATCAATGCGAGCATCTTGGTGGGGAATGTCGCGGGCGATTGCGGTAATCGCTTGCGCTGCATCCCAGACGGTTTCGACGGGGCGCCCCTCTTCGGTAATGTGACGGGCCGCCGCTGCCTTGGCCATGCGTCCAGATAATCCCGCCCGCTTGGTCAAAAAGTCCAGCCGGTCGTCGTCGTCCTTGGCAATCTTGGCCGCCTTGGCCGCTTCGACGCCTTCGACAAATGTTGCGGTCGACCCATGCGCGAAGCTTTCCAGAGCTGGGCGCGCTTCCATGGCGAAACGATCCGGCGCGAATTTGGTGTGGCGAATTTTAATCTCTTGAAAATTCTCGACGCCCCAAAGGTTGCGATTCATGCAAACGCCGCGCAGATACATTGCCGCAATGCCCGCCGTCTTGCTGCCCGTCTCGCTGTTCCATGCATAAAAGCCGCGGAACATTAGATCGGGTTCCCCATTGGCAAGCTTGCCGACTTCGATAGGGTTGCGGTCGTCCACCAAGAAAACAAAAACGTCCCGATCCGATGCAAATAGCGTCGTCGTTTCCATGCTCACGGGGATTTCTGGATCGTAAACGGCCAAACCGTTGCGGCTGCCGGTCATCATGCCGGGCACTTTCCAGCGACCGCCGGACGCGTCCACAAGGTTTTTGATCGGTTCCAAAATTTCCCAGTCAAAAATCCGGCCATAGTCGGGGCCAGTTGCGGCCCGTAGCTCGCCGCCGTCGGTTTGGTGCCCGTAAACTTTGACCAGCTCCCGCCCGCGGTTATAGCGTAAACCCCATTGAATACAATCCGCCGCAAGCGGGGCGGGCAAGTCTTTCAAATATCCAGACGGTGCCCCCGCAAGCTGGGCAAGCTGTCCAAAGCTCCAATTGGTCGGGGTGTTTAAATGGTCCCGCCCGTTGTCGTCGTTATATTCCACAAATATTTCGCCGACACTGGGACGGCTCTGGTCGACTTCCCCGACGATGCGCATTTTGTGCGTGTCGACCGTGCGGGATGTCATGCGCTGGGCGTCGATTTTCTTAAAGGCCAGCATGTCGTCCAGCGACAAAAACTTTTGATCGTCTGGGCGGCTGTACCATTGCGAAGATACTGCCGAATTGCCGATGCCGTGCGCGATTGCGTTAGTTTGATAAGTCATGATTTTACACTCCGTAAAAGTTAAAAGGACCGCCCATTGCCCGAGCGGCCCCTATAATGTCGCATAATCTCGCATAGATTGCAAGCTTATTTTTTAAAAAGTTATTCGGCCCCAATATCCCCGGCAACATGGTGCCGGATAATCGACCGCGGCGGCAATCCCTTCGCAAAGCGCCGGACCTTTTCCGCGTCGGTTTCATCTTGCTGCCCGTTTGCGGTTTCATTCCACCAAATGCGGCAATGGCCAGCGTCGGCATAACATCCCCCGCGGGTCGTCACGTCGGCGGCCTTTTTCTTGCTGGACCCGTGCGCTGTAAAGCCGATGATATAATCCCGATCCAGCCGGGCGCATAAAGGCTCGCCGTTGCCACAATCGCGGCAGCTAAATCCGGCGCGATATTCTGCCGGGCAGCGGACTACCCGGACCGATCCCGTTTGCACAAAATGCCCGCGGCTATTGGTGCCACCAAATAAAGGTGCCCGCAGTGTCTTGCCGTCCCCCCATTCGGATTCCGCGACGACCACAACAGTCGGCACGGCTCGCGACGCTGCCGCGGCGCTTATCATGCTTTCGGTGCTGTAGTTGATAACGGTTTTACCCGGCGCAAGCTTATCGGCCCAAAGGTGCCAGCCAAAATGCGAGTAAGTAAACGACACGCCCTTGCTGGGCACGGCGTCCAGCAATGCGTCCAGATATTCGGCGTCGATTTGTTCCGCCCCCTTGCCGCTGCAATTCATTTTGCAAGAGGCCGGACA